CACTAACAATATCAACTGATGTAACGACATCTAAATTATCGATATTTACAATGGGTGGTATAAATGCCTCTGGACTTAAAGTTTTATCTGATGAATATTCATAACCAATATCTAAAATTCTACTTTTCTTTATTTTACCTATATCATTTGAAGTGACTTTAATATTTGCATCAACTCCAGATTTACTTATTATAGATTTAAATTTAGGAATTTTTTTGTAATTAAAACCTGATGATATAACTTTAAAATCTTTTATAGATCCCTCAACATTTTTTGATGATGTTGAATATTCAAGTTTATCACAATCTGTATCATTATATGTTAAAAATTCTGGTTCAAGAGGAGAGAAGTCAAATGTTTCATTAGTAACATTTGAAATTTTAAATTTACCATTATAAGCACTATCAATGAATAAGATTTCATTATAATTATTAACATCTATATCAGATGTGCTTATAAATCCACCTTTTGTTAGACCATAATATAATTTTGTAGGAGAAGATTTAGTAAATTCTATATTCAGTTTAGAATCTGCTGAACCTGTGGTACCCACTTTAACAACATTAAATTCAGTAGAATCACCAGAACTACTATATTCATTTGTTAATCCTTGATCATAAAATATTTTAAAATCAAATCCCACTAAAGAATTATTTGACAATCCAAATGTTAATTTTTGATTTTTTACAACTTTAATTTGAGGATTTATTGGTGCAATAGATTGATTAGTACCACTTCCAGCAGTAATAGATAATAAGTTTACTGGATCAATAGTAACATCTTTGAAAGTTTTACCTAATTGAAATATATTATCATTTACTTTATAAACAAAATATGATCCAGTTCCCAAACCAGTAGCATTGCCATCATAGAAAACTTTATCACCTGTATTAAATCCATGAGTTTGTATATTGATTTTATTTTGTTGAACATTAGACTGCGTAAAATCAACTGGATTAATTATTAATTTATCAAAATTTGAGTTATATCTGACATCTATTGGTGTAGTAGTCCCTATACCAACAGATATATTTGGTATTACAGTCATATCAACTCTATCACCATTTTTAAGATTATGAGTTGTAGTACCTGCAGCAGCAACTTTTGTAGTCACTGTGGTGACTATTCTATCAATATCACCTGTTACTTGATCATTATTTGATGTGAGTGTATATAAACCAGTTCCAATTCCAGTCGCTCCACCATTATTGAGGAAAAATAAACCTTCAGTGGTATTTCCTACACCAGCAACGGTTGTGACAATTCCTATATGATTTTCATCTTTTTTAATAATAAAAACATCTGTTGTCGTTTCACCCGTAAAAGGTAATGTAAACGAGTCAGATGGAAAAATTGTAGGTGATACATTTAATTTAGAATTGCCAGAAGAAATTAGAGATGTTGAAAAACCTACTTTTTGACCAGTTTTAAATGGATGATTTGGAATACGAATAGTTCTTGGTACAAGACCAACTTCAGTTTTTAAATCTCCTATAAATGTATCCACTCTTTGACCTATACCAGTAGTACCAAGACCTACAGATTGTTTAGGATTAAAGAACACAATATCATTTTTACTTGACTCAAATTTCTCTGTTCTAACAGGAATTGTAAAACTATTTGATAATACATCAACACTTGATCCAAAAGTATGAGCTGCACCTGAAATACCTGGTACTCTAAGAACTCTTATTGCTTTATTCTTATCAAAAATATTAAGAACTTTAAGTGTCTCTAAACTATTACCTTCACCTATTCTTAATGACCCACCTATTGCAACTGTGTTTGGTATATTATTTACAAAAATATCTTCAATAGTACCACTAACGTTACCAATCTTCATCGATTTTGCTAATCCAACAGATGCAGTTTGTAATCCAACATTAAAAGATCCTGTTAAATTAACTATTGTCGTACTTAATCCTGATACTACAATAGCGTCTTGATTATTCAATTCTAAAAATGGAAGATAATTAACTTGTACTTGTGTGTCAGAGTTCCAAACAAATACAGCATTATTAAATGATGTTAAAGTTGTTTCTATCTTAGAAACTCCAATACCAACAATATCAGATACTTCAGCACTAAAACCAGAACCCTCTGTATCAGTATCATCAAAATTAGTAAGATCTCCAACCTTATATCCAGTTCCACCATCTAAAATTTGTATATCATTGATAAATCCTTTATGAACCGACTCAACATTTGTTAATTGTTTGACTTCCTCGTTAGACTCTATAATAAAATCATTATCAGCAAATTTCTCACTCACATTGTATGGATATGTATTTCTAATTAAATTTGAGTTATTGAAATCAAAATCATGATTTAATGACACATTATCCTCTATGAAAGGAGATCTATATGTATTTCCAATGAAGAAGGGATAGATAGACTCTAATTTATTAGATGAACTTCCTATTTCCACCGTTGCAAAATATGCGTAAATACCATTAGGAAATTCAGGAGTTTTACAAAATCTACCATTGTGAATATCTAAATCACCACTATCGTCAAATGTATAATCATTTACAAAGAAACCCTCTGCAAATCCTGTAGGTCTGTTAAATACTTTTGTTTTATCTTTGGCATATGATGATTTAATAATAACTGTGCTTGAAGATGAATCATTAGGATCCTCAAATCCAAATGGTCCATAAATTGGATTTCCATCATATGCCCATCCAATTATGGGTGAATGTGTCTTTACTTTATCAAATTGACCATTTGGTTTTACGTCAAATCTATCAGGTTCAAAAGATTCTGCAACAGATTGTGGATATCCATACAAACTAAATGCTAAATTTGATTCTTTTTCTTGTAAATTAAAATCTCCAAATCTTTCTTTATTATTAATATTCAATCCACGCACTCTAGGTTGTAATTTACCATTTTTACCAGATGATACTACATCGATCCTTGTATTGAGACTATCATACCCTATACCAGAGTTTATAACGATTGCATCTGTTATCCGACCATTATTAATTACAGGTCTTACAATCGCTCCTGTGCCCTCTCCAGTTGTCACTACAACAACATCTGGTAGTGAATTATAATCAGAACCTTGATTTGCTACAATAACTTCAAGTATTTTACCATTAACAATTACTGGTCTTAATTCAGCATTTTTACCGTTCAGTATATCAATTTTTGGATTTATTTGATGATTTAATATTGTTGATCCATAATCTGTTCCCCCTTCATACAAATATGACCCAGTAATCTTTCCAGTTACAAGAGGAGTTATATTAATTGTTCCTGTAACACTAGTAGCATAAGACACCTGTACATTTACTTTTATTTCAGGATATGTAAATGTTTGATAACCTGTTCCTGTTGAACTTAAACCTACAAAATTACCTCTATCAAAGTTTTCTTTACTTGATGCTAATTTAAATGTATCATCATTTACTTTCATAACATGATATGATATGGTTGTAGATAATCCCTCAATATTTTTTGGAATTGTTGTTCCCAATCCTATTGTCGGAGAATATTCCACAATATCACCATGTGCAAATCCATGATTTGGAAAATTAATTGTATTAAATGATGTTGATATACCTGCTGGATTAACTCTCAATTTACGGTGCTGATATCCAGATCCTGAATTAATAACTTTTACATCTAATAATGTATTAACAGACTCAGTTCTAAATTTATGAGTACCTCCAGATGGAGTATCAGTTGCTATACCAATTGTATTAATTCCTGCTATACCTGATAAAGAGTCATTTTTTGTATTAAAAATTCTTATTGTTGATGAATTAACTACTCTAACAAAATAAGGATCTCCATCAGATAAAGTTCCAGTGATTATATTATTAGTATCATATGCAGATCCTATTCCTAATGAAGGATTTCCATCATTTCTGTAAAATATTTTTTGACCATTTGCTAAATTATGTGGTTCATTGAAAGTTATTGTTTCATTGGTAATATCTAAACTGCCTCCAAAGAATAAGTTTCTGCTATCAAAGAATAATTCTCTAAATCTGGCACCTAAAATAGGTTCAAGCAAACAACCAGATCCATTACCTCCAGTTAACGAAATATTTGTAATTGCACTAATATCAAAATCTTGAGGGTCAACAAATATTTTTTTCACACTTCCTTCGATAATTGGTTCAACTAAGGCAGTTGTTCCTGTAGATATTGTTGGTGCCTCTACTTTAAGAGCAGGAGGGTTCACCACATCATAATCTGATCCAGCATTTTCTAAATCAATTTGATCAATTGGACCATAATAAATTATATCCTCTGAATATGGAGCATGTATCTGTACACCATCAATTAGCATACCAGAATTAATAATAGGTCTTTCTTGTTTAGAGGTTACAAATAAGTTTTGTGATAATGGGAATTTTCGTAGAATTTTATTCGCACTTAATGTTTTATTCGCATGTTTTTGTAAAACAAAATTATGATTAGTTGTTGCAGATCCACCCACACTTAATTGTATTGTGCTGGCGGTTCCAATCTGACTTCTTGAATTATATAATGCAATTTTTTGTATAAATTGGTTTGGTAGAACTTGAGGATCAACAAAATAAATTCTACCAGTATCCAAACCTACGATGGGATCTCCATCTGGTTGATAGATAACAGCATCACCTTGAATAAATTTAATATTTCTATTACTACCATCAGAGTTTTTTGGATTAAAATTAATAAAACTGAATTGACTACCAGTTGCACCTTCCAATTCATTTGAACCAGTTCCTGTAAAGGTTTCTTTTACTATATTTGTTTTTATATCGTAATCTGGTAACGAGTTAGATGCAGCATAACCATCTATATCACTATCTGTATATACATTTAAAACATTTGCTATGTATTGATTGTTTCCTTCATCTATTTCCACTCCACTACTACTTACCTTCTCTATCACACGACGAATATCATAATCTTGATTTGGTAAAAATTTATCACTTGTGTGTATACCAGTCGCTGATAATCCCTCATCAGTGACAACAGATGTTGTAATACCTGGTGCATTAGGATTTTCTACATTTTTTACATTGAAAGTTGAGTCAACAAGTTGTTCATTTCTTCTTATTACTTCAAATAAATCACCTTTTTTAATAGATGACTTATCTAGTCTCATTTTAATTACAAAAGGTCCTTGACCCTCAACTTCAAATCTTGAACTTGTATTATATCTCCACGAATTTGCAAATTTTTCTTTATAATTTAATAAATTAAAATCATCACTATTAAGTATCTTCTCACCAACATTCTTTGAAAATATTTTTTCATTCTCTGCAACTAATTTAATATCAGATACTTCAACTAATTCAGATAAAACACCAGTAATTCTTAAATCGACTCTTTTTGATAAATCTCCATTCTCATATCCAAAAATAGATTCATCTGCCCTTATATCGTCGGTTTTGTTTATTTCCTTTAATATACCAGTGCATCCAAAAAATTGATTTACTGATTTGGATGTATACTTTATTGTATTTGAACCACTAATTAGAGTTCCTGTTGCAGCAAACCCAATTGTTGAGTCAACAGTAATAATACTTGAACCAGCTGGTGATACTTCTAATGCTTTTGTTTTACCAGGTATTGTAAATTGACCTTGAATTAAATCTCTATCACTAAATCCAACGAATAGGGACATTTTATAGTAAGATTTACTATTTCTAGTAAATATTTCAACTTCAGAAACAGATGCACTTGTATTAAGATCATCAGATTTAAATATTGTTTGTCCAACAAGATTTTGTGGTAACCCTGTAGGAGTTATGACATCTGCAATTACAACTTCTCTTCTTATAAATTCCGAAGAGGATGGTTTAATTAAATTATTCTCTAAATCTAATATTTTTGCTTCAACACCATATAGAACTTTAAATAATACTCTGATTGACTCTTCTACACCTTTTGATTGATAAAATGATCTTGCAAATTTAATAAAATTACCAACATCTAGTGTTTTTGCAAAATCATTGTTTTCAAGACCAGGTAAAAATGTTTTTTTAAGTTTTTTATAAAATTCTTGTACAAATAATACCGATAAATTTGTAACGTTTGAACCTGAAACATGAGATGATGCGGACGTATCTTCAAATTTTAAACTTTCTTGATTTACCTCTAATAATGATGAAGTAATTCCAACATTATAACCTGTTATACCACTAAATCCACGCACACATCCAGTAAATGACGTTGTAGTCTTACCCGTATAGGTAATTATTTCATCGTCTATCTTTAATAATCCATACTCATCAGGAAATCCTTTTGTACTTGTAACGTCAATTGTTTTAGCACCAATAGTAGTGATACCCACCGAGGTTGTAACACCAACAATGACTTCTGGTACTAAATTATCAACTTTTAGATATTGATCAAAATTATTAATTAAATCACTAGGACCTCCTTGAAATTCCTGTGAAATATAATACTGCTTAAAAAATTCTGTAGCATTAGGAAAATCAGAGAGTATAAACTCAGGTAACTGATTTTCAATAATCGTATTGACCTTTATTCTTTTGTCAAATTGTGACATAAATTATTTCCTCTCTAAGACTCCATTTGAGTAACTTGAAGTAAAGTAATCTCTTGTGAATACAACACCTGAAACATCTTCTCCTGATGCAATTACGTCTTTCTTCATATTTATGCTACTATTGGAAACATTAAAACTGACAAATAAATCCTTTAATCCAACAACATCATTTGACTCTGGAAACGCTTGTATTTCCACTAAATTATTTGCTGCCACTGTAGATGTGAAATTAATTGTGTTAAGTATTATCTCTCCTTTCTTATAATCAACACCACCAGCATCTTTAACTAAAATAACTTGTTCATTTTGTTCATTTCTAGTTACAACACTTATAGTACCTTTCATGCTACCATCAAGGTTACCAGAGGCATCTTTATTAGGAACGTCAGTTAAATATGCAATTTTTGTACTGCCTGATATTGTAAATCCTGTGCTTTTTATATTAAATCCTGAAGGATTGATATAAAAACGATTACCAAAACATAATTCATATTGGGCGAATTGATTGAGTAAAGCTTTTAAATCTCTCCTTATGATTACTTTTGTAATATTTGAAGTAATACCGTTGTCAACACGATCAATTAATTGATTAATTTTACTATATCTAAATCTTCCACCAAATTTATTAATTTCTACATTATCTGCATAAAGATTTAATGCTGCAATAACATCACTTCGTAAATTAACTTCAGAAGCGACTGATGCAGGGTTATAATAAACATTACTATCGATCTCAACATATAATATCTTCAAATCAACTATTTCAGAGTTGATACCTGCAATAGCGTAATTTTTTAACTTGTTTTTAATTTGTACTTTATCAAAATCTGAAACAAATGTTCCATTTTTTGGTTTTATACTAATTTGTACCTTTCCAAATTGTGGTGGATCTAATTCTTCACCTCCAATCACTGCAACAGACTCAGTTTGAGGAAAAATAGTGGCAATTATTGCTTCATAATCTCTTGGTGTAACTGCTCTATACTGTGCTGAATAAAGTCTTGGAGCAAAATACTTAATAGAAGACACATCCTCAACATCAGCACCGTTAGAAGCGTTTCTAACAGTGGTTATATCTACGCTATCAGATGGTGTGAAGAAAGATCCATCGTTTTTTGAAAAAGTTCCTTGAAAACTAAATTCAGAAGGACCATTTCCTTTTATTCCATCTGTAACAATATAAGTTGCAGTTATTGTTTGCCCATTTTCTAATTTTTTTCCAAATAAACCATCTCCAAACAAAATTTCATATTTTTCATCCTGAACTTCTTG